TCTATAGGAATATCTACATAATCATGTTTAAACTTAGCCACTATGTAACAAGCAAGATCAGTTTTATCTCCATTAGGAAATACATGTGTTGTACTTACTACTCTCTTTATATGTGCTCTATAGAGCTGTTCGGCTGCGATTCTGTATGATACAGTATCCCAATCATCGTAGTAGAGTTGTGATACTCCTGGTACGAAATTACCATCTTTACGATAGACTAAAATATCAACACTTATATCTATTGAAAACACTGTTGAGACAAATTTATTCAAATCTTGTTCAGTCTTTATAGTCTGAACTGTTGCAGCTTTACAATTAGCTATCGTGCCTATACACTTCTCTGCTATATCATACCTTGTTTTGAAGATATGATCTGAATTAGTAAATGTTAGGAACACAACGTCGTAAGCAACAAACGTTAAGTTCGTGAAAGTAGATCTTGTTTTACCATATAGGGTAGACCTATATTTCATCATCTCTGTACTTTGATTTGGTGATGTCAAGACTCCTATTATTGTCATTTGCATGTCAATAGAAGTCTTTAATAGTTTTTCAAAGTGAAAATCAAGCGATGTGTTTTCTAGTTGATTATGATTGAAATCATATATCTTTCCTTTGTTGATATACACGTCAAGTCCGTAAGGCTTAACAACCGCATAAAACTCACTGTTCTGATTTGTCAGAAGAGCGTATTTGCGTATATCAGGCAGCGGTCTGTGTACCATTGGCTGAAAGTACTCTGAGTTTTTCATTGGGCTCATAACCTATTAAATATTTTAAGTAACGTTTAGTAACTCTTTCACCATATTCTCGGCGAAAGTCTGAAATGTCTTTAGGATGACCTTTACCAAGGAATTTAAACGTGATGTTATATGTTCCTCTGTATGCTGTAAACATCTTTTTTGTACCTGTCATACCTCCATGATCTCGGTCATAGAGTATTATAAATCTTTTTATACCGTACTTGTCAGCTAACAATTTCATTGCAGTTCTTGGTATCATTACAGCTTCTGATGAAGGTGCTATAGCCAAGTAACCTAATGTTCTTAATACAGCTACGTCTTTTAAAGATTTTGTAATAATTATTGTTGATTCGTCATTGAATTCGGGTAGTTGTTCCCACCCTTGAATATCGAAACGAGTAGTATTAGACAACCACTTATAGGACTTGTTCTTTTCAAAAGGACGATATGCTTTTATCTTATCAAATATCTTGTAGATAAATACAGGATTCTCAGCTGTGCTTAACCAAGTTTCTATACCGTCCAAAAGCAATCGATAGACAGGGTATATATTAAAGAACTTTCTCCATTCTTCAGTAATTCCTATATCGTCCCAATACGTACGTTCTAAATCTGTAAGACTGTACTTAGGCTCATACTGTAATAAACGTCGTACTTTGGTAGTGTTTTCAGTAGGTTTGGTGTCCATGTATTTTAGTGAACTGTTTAGTTTACCTTTAGCTAAATCAGCCCACACACGATGGATTGCGTCCTTACGTGTATAGCCTGCATGTAGTTGTTCAACTAAACTAAAACAATCGCCTGAATATCTGGCATCACCAAAGTCTTTATGAAGTAAACCGTGATAGAACGGTGTCTTGTATACGCCAAACGAAGGCCTACGTTCCTTTCTGAATGGGGATAGGAATATTACTCCTATTTGGAACGCGTGGCCTAAGTAATGGCTATATACCTCATACTCTGTTACTTTTGAAAGTATGGCCTTTTGAAGGTCCTCTTTTGAATCTATTGCAAAAGCAACATTATACATTATAAATCAATTGAATAATGATTCATACCACAGTCGTTACAAACACGACTTTCTTCTACACCTGGACATATGATACTACTATTCCTACTACCGCAGTTAGGACATTTATCATTAGATATAATCATAAGGATAAATACAATAATAATAAATAAAAAGTATATCATTATTTTTTATTAATAAGTTTGTTTCTGTAATCATCATACTGACCAGTCCAAGCTGTAAAATTAGCAAATACACCTTTCTCTTTTGACCAGAGGTAGGCTTCGCCACCAGGTACTGCGTCAGTAAATACATTTGTTGTGTGCCACTGATCTACAGGTGATAATGCTGTCATCTGACGACATACAACCCCACCACTTGTAAATACCGGTGTAATCTTTACATCCTGTTTTTTATGTTGGTCACCGTGATGCCACTCTCTGAACATAGACTTACCCCATAATTCTGGGAACGCTTGTGATAGTTCGTTTGACCATACAGTAGGTTTACCAACAATTCTATGGGCCCATCCAACAAGTAGATTACCCCATAATCTGGCCTTCCTTGGGTTTTCTGTAATATCAAATGTAATTCTTGAATACCCACGGAAATGTTCTTTTAAAGCGAATACAAGCATATATGATGCAAGGTAGTCGTGATTACCAGGAATCCATATAACTTCAACAGGACTCATCCTAGAGGTCTTGTAGAGGGCATCACGCATATTAATGAATACAGTCTTGTGTATCTTAGTGATACGACCATCAACATCTAATGTGTGATCTCCACCAGTTGTATGACTGCCCATGTTATCAATATGGTATAAGTCCTGACCAATAACATAGAATATCTTTTCAGGCTTTGCTGGGGCTAACAAGTCTAAACAGTTTTCTGTTACATACGAATAGTCTTTTGATGCTATTTTAGTATCATAGTGACGATATCCTGTTTCATCTTTCCAAGCAAGTTTACCAAAGTGCGGATCATAGATCGCCATTTCACCGGCTATACCATTGTCTTTTATTATTCTCCTCTTACGTGATTCTACTATTGAAATAGCAGGCATGTCTTTCATTAACTCTTTAAAAGAGTTTGTAATATCATCCTCATAAGGTAGATTTCTTTCAAAGTATATTTCAACTTTTAACTGATAGTTCTGTGCTTGTTCAGCCCAAGTTTTTGTGGAACCTTTTTCAGTTTCCTTTTGTTTCATAGTTACACCCCATGAGTTTGGTGTAAGTTTAAAGCTTTTTACTCGCCATATTTTGTTGTCAATGCCTGCAATATTCATTATTGATGCAATTAAATCTTGCTTGGCTTTATCGGTTCCTTCTGATGCTGGTGACTTTTTAATGTAAGCCATCAACACAGCTGCTAAACTGTTAGGTTCTTCCTGAAAGTTTAATACTATTCCGTCTTTCTCCATTATTTTGATCTAATATGTGAATCTTTTTAATACTTCAATTCCTTTCTCAAGGTTATCTGTTTTGTAGTCAGCTATACAATCAAGAAATTTTAAGTATTTATCAGGCATGTGTTTGTTGTTCTCTTCTCTTACGAGAATAACGGTTTTACCAAGACCTTTAGCATATCCTGCTTCAACTATGTATCCTTGACCAGGATTAGTAGCTTCAGAATATACAAACACTACATCTGCAGTTCTAATAGCCCATAAATCCCAAGCTGTGTATTCTTCAAAAGATAACTGTTTACGTTTATCTTTAGAGTCAAGTTCTGGTTCGAGCGGATCTAAGAAATCCATATATCCAATCTTATCATGTATCTTTTGTCTCCATTCACCATGGAAACCACCAGCTAAATAAACTTTTATCATGTTGATCTGATTAATGATTAGTAAAAAGTAAGGGGGCCGTAGCCCCCTATACTTGAAAATATATGTTAGAATGGTAAATCATTCTCGTCCTTTGTAGGACTCGCATCAGCTACCACTATTTCATTCAATTTTTCGTCAGCTCCTTCGATATTCTTAGGAACTGTTCTGGTCATCTTGTCTTTAGCAAGAATCTTTATACGAGATTTCTCAACAGGGACAGTCATGAGCTCTATCCATTCGTAATTAGTATACGATGGGAAAGCAGTAAAGTTTCGTTTATCATAAGTAATTTTAATACGAACTTTTACACCTTTGAAAGAATCACCAATTGCTTTAACAGTGTTGTTACAAAAATCTTCAAAGGTTTTACCTTCGACTTTTCTGTAAGCGTCTTCACTAATGAAAGTGGTTGCTATTGCATTGATTCTCCTTAATTGTGCAGTGACAAGGCTAAGATATATCTTAGATTCTTTCTCTGACATTGTGTTGATATCCTTAGTGGGCATAACACGCCATTCTGTATGATTGAACTTCTCATGAAGATCATTCTCAAAATAGAATGCTATTAACTCACTACCTTTATCAGTTTTCTTATATTCAACGGAAGTCATTTCACAATTTTCGTGAATTCCAACTCCCAAATACCGACTGCTAACATCTTTTCTTTGCACGTCGGCGGTTACACTATATAACATCGTCATATTTTTCAGTTATTAGTCTTTGTCACCCTCTTCATATTCCTTGATACGTTGCAACACGAACTTTAAATCGTTCGGTATACGTATTCCATCAAACATGCCTTCGGGAGATTTACAACTATTTTTTCCATTATTTTGCGTAAGAAAATAATAGTTGGGTTTGGTGTCTTTCACCTCCACCTCAGTGTATAACACTATGGTGAACATACCTTCAACTTTTATTTTTTCTTTTAAGAGCTTACCACCGGGTACCATAAATGATACTCGTAGTGAACCTTCTGCATCGTAATTTTCTTCGACATGTGCTACGACAATAACTGTAAGATCAGGTCTCAGCCCATCAATCATCTTTACTATGCTATAAACATCATTAGCGAAATCATTGAACTTGTCAAATCCTTTCTCGCCCATACGTTTCATTACTTCTGAAATCATCATAGCAGTGATAGTATCTATTAGGATAGTTTTCGTCTCTAATTTGCTTTCAGAAATAGCTTTTAAAAGTTGTTTGATGACTGCGGGGTTTGTGGTATGATAGAGATTTGTCTTCGACAATTCTACTTTACCTTTTTCGTCATATACGGTTTTGTAATTATTCCTCCATCCTTTAAAAGGAAGTCCCTTTTCGTCAGGGCATATAATAAAAGTTGATTTAGGGTCAAGGTCTCTTGCAGAAGACGTCTTACCGCTACCTGGATGACCTAGTATTAATACTTTATTGGCCATAAATCACTTTTTAGAATAATTAAAAATAAATAATGTTGTCACGAGGTCTTTCTCTACCGTGCTTAGTCATCTGTATCCAAATAACGAGGATACGATATCCATCCATGTTTTCCTACTTCTTTCAAAGCAACATTATTTAAATAAAAATAAGGGAGTGTTTCTTACCCCTTTAATTCCTGTTGAACTTATCCGAGTTTTTCAAGGGTACAGGATACCCCCTTATAGTTTTTTGTTATCTACTACCAGTTACGAATAACTTTAACGTTGATAACAGAGAGTTCGCATATAAGCTCACGAAGAGCTATAGCTGGCATCTCCACAACAATTTTATGCTGGTTATAAGGAATAACCTGTCCGTCAACAACCATGAAGCGGCTGTGAAAACGAACGTTTGTTCCACAAGGAAGTTGTGCTTCCTTTTTCTTGGCTGCGAATTCTTTCATCGCTTTCTCAACATTGTTCCAGTCTTTGACGATGTCATAAACAGGAGCATATTGTTTCTGGCAGAAATACTGGTCTCTTGCGATCCAGTTGACATCAAACCTCGAAGATGTACCAAATGTAATCTGGTCACCTTTCTCAGCATTCCTGATGTCACCAAGGTTTTTCCCTGTCTTCGCTGTACCGTCACCGGAAACAGTAAGATTAAGGTTCTGAGCCTGGCGAACAAGTTCTTTCACATACGGGGATTTCTCCGATATGTTTACAAAGAACTGCCCCTCTTTATTCAGAAGGCTCTTAGGTTTCTGATAATAAAGCTCGTCATACGAAAATCTTGGAATGATTCTTTCTTCTTCGAAACGGATACGCTTAGGAGCGTTGTTGGGAACTTCATAGCAAAAATACATAGTCTAAAGTTTTGTGTTAATAATTAAAAAGCTGAAGATTAGCAGACATGGCAACACTTGGATCATATTCTACAATCCTATTGTACTTTAGGTCGTTGGTGAAAGTAAGAACTTTCAATTCGCCTTCCCGATTCTTTAAGAAGTGCATGTATACCACATTGGCGACAGGCCAATTTGCTGGTCCATAACTTCTGAGGAGGAGCAATTCAGGTCGGTGAAGTACAATGACATAGTCAGACGCTTGGAAGACACTTTCTCCACCGAAAATGTCCCTACGAGTTGGAAAGTGCATGCTCGAATTATGAAGCCGATCCGTACTCTCTATCTCTCTATTCATTTGACTTAATTGTATAATGGTGTTTTGGCCATACTTTTTAATCTCCATGAACATATATTGAAGATTGGCTAAAATTTCTCTTTCTCTTTCACCTTGTTTACCTTTGGTCAACAAAGTGTGGTCAAGTGTTATTAGCAACCACTTGTCCTTTACAAATTCTAGTTTGGAGAATTCCAAAATAGTTTCACGAATATCATCTACTGTTCCAGGTAAGTCGATATAATAAACAGGCAGTCTTTTTATCCTCTTAGCCTCATTAGAAGCTACTTTCATATCTTCTTCTGTAAGTTGTTCGTTTGAGAGCCCACTGTATAATTGTTGAGTAGTTTTACTCATTACGTTTGACAGTTTCCTTCCTACCTGTCGACTTGATAGCATCTCGAAATTAAACGATAATACTACGAAGTCTACATTAGGATTGCACTCAAATAAATCACTTTCCAGACTATTAAGAAAAGAGGACTTACCACTACCTGATATACCCGCAAATGTGTAGATTGAATTAGGTTCAATACCACCCATAGCTTGATTATTAAATTTTTCCCACTTGGTTTTCAGGGATTTCAACGATCCCTTTCG